ATGATTACGTATTTTTTCAAATCGGGCGAGGGCGAGGGTGAGAGCGAGTGTGCACCCTATGCCAGTGGTATACGCCAGTGGTATACACCCTATGCCAGTTTGGCGTACACCCTATGCCAGTTTGGCGTACACCCTATGCCAGTTTGGCAGAGGGTATAAAAATTTTCGCGAAAGAAGCTGCTCCGCAGGGGTGGGGGATGCCCCTACCCCCTCTTATATGGAAGTACCCCCCTATGGGACTCCTAACTACTTTACTATCTTTACAATTTTTGCTATATACTCACTGGAATCGGTGAACAACCTGCGAAAAATTTAGTATGACGTTAGAGGTAATCCCTGAACTGGGCGTTGAAATACCTGATGACCTTGGGTATCTAGACCTAAGAGAGCGAATCGACGCCGCCTGTGCAACGGCGCAGCACTTAGAGCTGTACGGATTGGACATTGCCAACTTAACCGATGCCGACCACGAGCTAGCGGTGACACTGGCTAACGAATACGCCGAAGACCCGACGAAAATTTCAAAAGAAGTTAACGACCAGCGGCTAAGTTCGATGACGCCAAGCTCAGTGTTACTCGTAGGTAACATATTAGACGAGTTTGGCCGGTTAGTTGTTACCGACTCTGTGAAGATTCGTAACCTTATTACCAACAAGTTGTTACTGGAGAGCGAACACGACGACGCCAAGGTGCGGTTACGCGCATTGGAGTTGCTAGGTAAGATTTCTGATGTGGGTCTGTTCTCCGAAAAACGCGAAATAACCGTGACGCATCAGACCAGCGACGAGTTGCGAGAAAGTCTACGCAGCAAACTGTCCAAGCTAGTGGGTGATGAAACGCTAGATGACATAGAAGACGCGGTTATAATTGACAGTGAGTGAGGGTCTTCCATTTACGAAGCTAGAGCTTCAGATAATGTTAAACAACCTCGATAAGTATACTGAGGCTGAAATAGAAGAAATCAACCGAATGGTTGATGAGTTACAGAGAAGGGACTATGTACAAAGCTGTAAGGATGATTTGATTGAGTTTTGTAAGCACATGCAAAGTGATTATCTTGTCGGTAAGCATCACCGAAAGCTTGCCGATATGCTCATGGCAACCGAGTCTGGTGCGAAAGATCGTGTTTGCATCAATATGCCCCCTCGTCACGGAAAGTCACAGCTTACCTCGACCTATTACCCCGCTTGGTTCTTGGGTCGCAATCCCAACAAGAAAGTTATGCTGATTTCTCACACGGCAGACCTTGCTGTGGACTTTGGCCGAAAGGTGCGAAACATCATAGCCAGTGATGCTTACCGAGAGATATTTAAAGATGTGGGGCTTGCGTCCGATTCTAAATCAGCGGGGCGTTGGAACACCGACCACGGCGGTGAGTTCTACGCAACAGGTGTAGGTTCAGCGTTGGCGGGACGGGGTGCCGACCTCCTACTGGTCGATGACCCGCACAACGAGCAAGAAATCCTAAACGGCAACTATGAAATTTTTGACAAAGCCTACGATTGGTTCCGTTTTGGCGCACGAACCCGTCTTATGCCCGGAGGTCGAGTCGCTATCGTACACACACGTTGGCACTTGGATGACCTAACGGGCCGTCTGACAAAGGATATGGCAAAGAATCAAGACATTGACCAGTATGAGGTTGTTGAGTTTCCAGCGATTCTTGACGTAAAGCGCAAGGGTAAAGAGCAGGAAGTTCCTCTGTGGCCTGAGTTCTTTGATCTAAAGGCGTTACACCGCACGCGTGAAAGTATGCCGTTGTTCCAGTGGAACGCCCAGTATCAGCAGAATCCCACTGCCGAAGAAGCCGCACTGATAAAACGTAATTGGTGGAAACGATGGCGAGCCGAGTCCCCGCCCTCTTGCGAATACGTCATCATGTCGTTGGACGCCGCCGCCGAAAAACATAACCGTGCTGACTTTACATCGTTAACTACGTGGGGCGTGTTCTTTAATGATCAAGAAGATGCGTACCATATCATCCTGTTAAACAGTATTTGTGAGCGATACGAGTTCCCAGAGCTTAAACAGATGTGTATGGCTAACTATGAAGACTGGGAACCCGACGCCTTTATCGTAGAGAAAAAGAGCGCAGGTACGGCGATTTATCAAGAAATGCGTAGAGCAGGGTTGCCTGTTTCTGAGTATACGCCCCACCGTGGCACAGGTGACAAGCTGGCAAGGTTAAATTCTGTTAGCGATATAGTATCATCGGGTATGGTGTGGGTTCCTGAAACACGTTGGGCAGATGAGCTAGTTGAAGAAGTCGCTGCCTTTCCTTTTGGGTCAAACGATGACCGAGTGGATTCAACCGTAATGGCTCTAATGCGTTTCCGACAAGGTGGGTTTATACGCCTCCCCACTGATGAAGCGGAAGAGACTCAATATTTTAAACGGCGTAAGGGTGGATATTACTAATGGCTATTGAAAAAGGCTTGTACGAAGCGCCGATGGGTCTGGGGGATTTAATGCCTTCGATGGACGCAGATATTGAGATTGAGATTGAGACGCCTGACGCGATCCTTCTGGACGACGGTGGCATGGAAATTGCGCTAATGCCTGACACTATGATGGCTGATAATATTCCTTTTGATGCTAATTTAGCGTCATTTGTTTCAGAAGACGTACTTCAATCGCTGGGTGATGAGATTGTTGGTGATGTTGAATCTGACATAACTAGCCGAAAAGAATGGTCGGATACTTTTGTCGAAGGTTTAGACTTGCTAGGAATTAAACATGAGGAACGTGGACAACCTTGGGATGGAGCCTGTGGCGTTTACTCCAGTCTCTTAAGTGAGGCCGCTATTCGTTTTCAAGCGGAAACAATGGGAGAGACGTTCCCAGCGAGCGGCCCTGTAAAGACAAAAATTATCGGCATTGAAGATAAGGACACAAGAGAAGCTGCGGAACGTGTTAAGTCCGATATGAACTATCAGCTTACTGAGGTCATGGATGAGTACCGAAGTGAGCATGAACGGATGCTCTACAGTCTAGGTCTTAGCGGCAGTGCGTTTAAGAAAGTCTATTATGACGATAGTATCGCACGACAAGTCGCTATGTATGTCCCCGCTGAAGAAATCGTCGTTCCTTATGGTGCGTCTAATCTGAAAAACGCAGAGCGTATAACTCACATTATGCGTAAGACGACAAACGAAGTTGACCGCCTAATGCAGTCTGGGTTCTATAGAGACATTGATTTAGGCGATGCTGCTCCCTATACAACGGATATAGATGAGAAGAAGGCGGAAGCAGACGGGTTTAGTATTAATGAGGATGGGCGGCACACGCTGTTTGAGGTGCACGTTGATTTAGCGTTTGATGATATAGACGCTGACGACAATCAAGTTAAGCCCTACATCGTTACCATAGACACTAGCAGTAATGAGATTCTTTCTATCTATCGTAACTGGGAAGAAGGTGACACGCTTTATAAGCGCAGACAGCACTTTGTCCATTACGTCTACTCTCAAGGTTTTGGTTTTTATGGGTTAGGTCTGATCCACATAATCGGGGGATATGCTCGTGCTGGAACCAGTCTAATCCGACAGCTAGTAGACGCGGGTACACTAGCTAACTTGCCGGGGGGTCTAAAAACCCGAGACTTGAGGGTGCGCGGCGATGACACTCCAATTGCCCCCGGCGAGTGGAAAGACGTTGATGTTACCTCTGGAAGTCTTAGGGAGAACTTAATGCCTCTCCCCTACAAAGAGCCTAGTCAGACATTGCTGGCTTTGCTGGACAAGATTACCAATGAAGGTCGAAGGCTTGGCGCTATTTCAGATATAGATATTTCTGATATGTCAGCAAACGCACCGGTTGGCACAACGCTGGCGCTGCTTGAGCGAACGCTTAAGCCGATGACCGCTGTTCAGTCTCGCGTCCACTACGCCATGAAGCAGGAGTTCAGGCTGATCAAGGACTTGATCGCTGACAGATCGCAAGACAACTATGACTTTTTACCGAGTACCGGTGAGCAGAAAGCACGTAAGTCTGACTACCTTACGGTAGATGTGATCCCTGTTAGTGATCCAAACAGCGCGACAATGGCTCAAAAAGTTGTTCAATATCAAGCTGTTATGCAAATGGCGCAATCCGCTCCGCAAATCTATGACCTGCCTCAGCTTCACCGACAGATGGTTGATGTGATTGGCATTAAAAACGCTGACAAGATCATACCGCTTACAGAGGATCACATACCCAAAGACCCTGTAAGTGAGAATATGGCAGCTATGGTAGGTAAACCCATCAAAGCGTTTGTTTACCAAGATCACGATGCCCATATCGCCACCCATACAAGCATGATGCAGAACCCTCAAATCATGCAAGCTATTGGTCAAAACCCAATGACGCCGCAAATTATGTCGTCGTTGCAAGCGCACATTACTGAACACGTAGCGTTTAAGTACAGGGCTGAGATTGAAGCTAAGATGGGCGTTGAGTTACCGCCGCCTGATGAGGAAATGCCTGAAGAAATCGAACTTCAGCTTTCTCGTCTGTTGGCAGATGCCTCTATGCAGATAACCGAGCAGAAGAAACAGGAAATGCAGGCTCAGCAAAACCAAGCTAAGCAGCAAGACCCGCTCATTCAACTTCAACAACAAGACGCGGCTCGTAAGGATCGTGAGCAGATGTTGAAAGAAAAGACTCAGCAAGACAATCAGGCACTTAAGTTGCGGGAACAGCAGCGTAAAGAAACAAATGATCAGGTCAAGTCTATTACTGAGCAACAACGACTTGAGCTTGAACAGGAAGAAATGGCACTTAAGTATCAAATGGAGCAACGTTCCTTGGCTTCCGAGGAAGAATTTGAACGAGCAAGGCTTCGTCTCCAACAGGTACAGGGACTACTAGGAAATAATAATGTCTAAATCTGTTTTTCAAGTACTAATCGCTGATTGTCAGCAGCAGCAAGAAAGAATAAAAGAAGCCATGAGTAAAGGCACGCTTGATAGTTACGAAGAATATAAAGAATCCTGCGGCTCTATACGAGGTCTGGAGTACGCAATAAGGGCAATTGAAGACCTCTCGCGAAACTATGAGGACTCAGATAATGAGTGACGCAATTAAACTGGACTTAACACCTAAACCGAAAGAAGCTGTATTGGAGGCTGATATTCCCAAACCTGTGGGGTATCACGTTTTGATAGCTATGCCTGAAGTCGAAGAAACTTTTAGCAGCGGTATCTTGAAATCCAATACAACTATCCATCACGAGTCTATCTTGTCTATGGTTGGTTTGGTTGTCGATATGGGCGGTGAAGCTTATAGCGATACTTCCCGATTTCCTAACGGGGCTTGGTGTAAAGAGGGCGATTACGTAATGTTTCGCTCAAACTCTGGAACCCGATTTAAAGTTAAGGGTAAGGAGTTCCGCCTGATGAATGATGACAGCATTGAAGCTGTTGTTGAAAACCCCACTGCCGTCACTACTGTCTAAGGAGTAGCTCATGCCTTTTGAAGAAGTTAAGTATAACTTTCCACATGAAGCTAAGGATGATCCATCTGAGATTGAAATTGATCTTGAACCATCCAGTGCTGAAACCATCAACATGCCTAGTCGTAGCGCACCGGTTGAGGACGAATTTGAAATTGAAATTGTTGACGATACCCCTGTAGAAGATAGGGGACGTAAGCCTTCTAAAACTCCACCCGAAGATGTAACCGATGAAGAGTTAGAAAATTACTCTGAAAAAGTTGCTAATCGGATTAAGCATTTTAGTAAAGGTTACCATGACGAGCGGAGAGCTAAAGAAACTGCTCTCCGGGAAAGAACAGCGCTTGAGGATTACACTAAGAAGCTTATAGCAGAGAATGAAACGTTAAAGACTTCTGTAGGTAAAAGTCGATCTGCAATCATTGAGCAAGTTAAGCGAATGCTTACTACTGAAATAGAGACAGCTAAGCGTGAATATGCTGCTGCTTATGAGAGTGGTGATACAGATAAGGTGATGGCGGCTGAAGAACGGCTATCTAATGCTAGATTAAAGCATTCTAGAGTGGAGAACATCAAACCTCCTTTACAAAATAAAGATAATAGTGTAAAAGAGAACTTGCAAAGTTCATCAGTTCCCGAGCCTGCGAGCTTACCGGTTAGGGATGAAAAAGCAGAAAACTGGGCCAGTGAAAATTCTTGGTTCGGAAGTGATGACGAAATGACCAGCTTTGCTTTGGGTCTGCATCAAAAACTTGTTAAAAGCGGGTTCGATCCAAAAAGCGAAGAATACTACGGGAAAATAAATTCCCGTATGCGGGAAGTGTTTTCAGATTACTTTGGGGAGTCGTCGGAAACCAAAAAAACCCAAACCAACGTAGCACCGGCTACTCGTAGCCGCGCACCAAAAAAAGTTAAGTTGGAAAAAAGCCAAATAGCGATTGCTAAACGGCTAGGAGTCCCCCTAGATTTATACGCCAAACAGGTTGCTAATGAAATAAGGAAGGCTAAAAATGGTTGAATCAACACGACAAAATCGCAATCCCCGTAAAGCAGAAGCGCGGGAATCTGGAGTCCGAAAGCAAGCTTGGCGTAAGCCAGAGGTATTACCTACCCCTGACCCCCAAGAAGGCTGGGCTTTTCATTGGGTACGTGTTAGCACAAACAATCAACCTGATCCTACCAACGTTTCAGCGAAAATCCGTGAAGGATGGACACCTGTAAAAAGCGCAGATCATCCAGAAATGGAGCTATATACAGGCGGTGTTGTTGAGAACTCGCGTTTCAAGGACAACGTTGTAATGGGCGGCTTAATGCTGTGCAAGGCTCCACAAGAGATGGTTACCGAGCGAACTGATTATTATAACGATCAGACTCAAGCTCAAATTAACTCTGTTGACAACAACTTAATGCGCGAAAATGACGCTAGGATGCCTCTCTTTAACGAGAGAAAATCTAAGGTCACTTTCGGGTCTGGGAATTAATAGGAGTCAAAAATGGCTTATCCCGCTATCGAAGCCCCCTCTGGGCTTGTACCGGTAAACCGTCTAGACGGTATGCCGTATGCTGGCGCAACTCGTCAGTTTAAAGTAGCAAGCGGCTACAACACTTCGATCTTTAACGGCGATGCTGTCAAAGTTGACGGCACCACTGGAACAGTCGTACGTGAAGCAGCCGATGCTCAAATGGACGTAATTGGTATTTTCTTAGGGTGTTCTTACACTGATCCTGTACTTAAGTACACGATTCACAGTCAGTACCTCCCTGCAAATACAGTTGCTTCTGACATTGTAGCTTACGTTGTAGACGATCCTAACGTTGTCTTTAAAGTAGCTATCGTTTCCTCTGGTACTACCATTGGTGCAATGGCACAAACTGACTTGGGCGGCAACGCTCAGTTGATTGACAACTCCGGTGATGCGGCAACAGGCAAGTCTGCTGTTGCGATTTCTGAAACAACGGCAACAACTGCCACTCTGCCTGTCAAGGTTGTAGGTCTGGTTGAAGAGACTAAAGACTCTTCGGGCGGCTTTACCGAAGCGTTGGTTAAGTGGAACGCTGGTCATCAATACAGCAACACAACTGGCGTTTAAGGAGACTGACTAATGGCTATTTCACGCGCACAACTACTAAAGGAACTCTTGCCGGGGCTAAACGCTCTTTTTGGTATGGAGTATTCTAAGTATGAAGAAGAGCATAAGCAGATGTTCGAGACTGAATCTTCAGATCGTTCATTTGAAGAAGAAACCAAGTTGTCCGGTTTCTCCGCCGCTCCCGTTAAAGACGAAGGTTCTGCGATTGAGTATGATAATGCTCAAGAAGCATGGACTGCTCGTTACGTGCACGAAACAGTTGCAATGGGCTTCAGTATTACTGAAGAAGCGATGGAAGATAATCTTTATGATTCCCTCTCCGCTCGCTACACCAAGGCACTGGCTCGCGCAATGGCTTACACCAAGCAAGTTAAAGCTGCGTCAGTATTGAACAATGCTTTCTCTGGTGTGAACTACGGTGACGGCACTACCTTATGTTCAACTGCTCACCCGCTAGTTAGCGGTGGCACTAACTCTAACCGCCCCACGGTCGCTGCTGACCTGAATGAGACTTCTTTGGAAGCCGCTGTCATTCAGATTTCACAGTGGACTGATGAGCGCGGCTTGTTAATTGCTGCCCGTCCTCGCAAGCTTATCGTTCCACCCGCATTGCAATTCGTTGCAACTCGCTTGTTGGAAACTGAAGGCCGCGTTGCAACAGCGGATAACGACCTGAACGCTCTTAAGAGCAACGGTTCTATTCCAGAAGGTTATGCAATTAACCATTACCTGACGGATACGAACGCATGGTTCTTGATGACTGACATTCCGAACGGACTTAAGCACTTCGTCCGTACGCCAATGCAGACCTCAATGGACGGCGACTTTGATACCGGCAACAGCCGTTACAAGGCCCGTGAGCGTTACTCGTTTGGTGTTTCTGATCCTTTGGCTGTCTGGGGTTCGCCCGGAGCTTAAGCTTCAGCGTTGTAGAAAAAGAGGGCTTCGGCCCTCTTTTTTTGTTTGCTGTTTAACAGAAAATAACGTACTCTTAGCAAGTTCCGGGCATTCCGGTATAGCAGACAGTCCCGGCTGACGACATGCAGACTGCTATACCCAACTCGCATGTGAGGAAAATTTAATGGCAACTTCTACTTTTTCTGGCCCAATTGTATCCACAGGTGGCTTTACTGGCGCTCTTACTGGCGCTGTTAATTTGCCTGTTGGCACCACGGCTGAGGCAAACGCAATCACAAACGCCGCAACTGGCTCTCTCCGTGTTGTTACTGATAACGGCGTAGGTAATGACGAAACTGCTGTTGTTGTTTGGACTGGCGCAGCTTGGGTTGTTTGTTCTGGCGCTGCACTGTCTTAATAGGGGGTCTAAATGCGACCTATACGTAAAACAGTTAGTTCTATTGCCAGTAGCGAGCCTGTCCCTTTAGACCACTACATTAGTCCGTCTAATGTGACCGTCGATGTTCTTGTAAACGGAACAGGGATTACGTACGTCGCTCAATACACAACTGACGATATTCATGCCGATGGTTATGTCGCTGCAAGCGGTAACTGGTCTAGTATTTCAGGTGTAGGTGGATCGGCGTCAGCAACAGGGAACATTGCTTTCCCTGTGACTGCTGTTCGTCTAGATGTATCTGCGGTTACTACCGGTGACGTTACTTTAACGGTAATTCAGTCTGGAGGCCCAGTATAATGAGCATTAACGAGAGCGCTCTTAAAAAGTTTGCTGAGACGTTTGGCCCTGCTATCGAAGCTATACCTGCCGTGATTGAAGCCGCTTCCAAGGCTAAAGATTATGAAAGGCTTGTTGCCGAAAGTTTAGATAAGCTGCAACTTATTGAAGACGCTTGCGCTAGAGAGCGTGAAGATAAGCTTAAGTCTATTGCCAATGCCGACGCCAAGCTTGCTGAAATTTTAGTTAAAAAAGCTGAAGCTTCTAAAGAACTCGGCTCTATTGAAGCTGATTTTATGTCCGTTAATTCTTCTTTGCAGGGGTTAAAAGACAAACTAAAGGCTGAGACGGAAGTAGCGGTTAGTGTCAAGCAAGCTAAAATCGACGCATTGGACGACGTTTTTAAGGCAAAGACGGTTGCTTTAGAAAAAGACCTTTCTAAAATTAAAGACTCTTTAGAAAGTGAAATTAAGCAGCTTGAAACTAAGCGCAAGTCAGTAGAAACCTCCTTAGCTAAGCTTAAAGCCAAACTAGGCTAAGTTATGAGCGGCGTAAGTATAACGTCCTCAACAACTTTTCCTTATACAGTTTTGTTGGACGAGACAGAGGCAGGAGTCACCTATGTAGGTAGGGCGGCTCCTAGTTCTCCTACATCTTTGGCGGTTTGGCAAATTAAAAAACTAGAAACTAGCGGTAACGTTTTTTCAGTTTCTTTTGCTGACGGTAACGGTAATTTTGATAGCGTGTGGGACAACCGTGCATCGTTGAGTTATAGCTAATGGCTGCGCCTACTCTTACGAACGTACCTGTAACGATTAGCAGTGCCGATTCTGTAACGGGATGGGTTGGTGAGGGTGGGCTTGAGCCTGATATTAAGCTGGAAGGGACAAACTCCGTTTATGCAACATTGCGTTCTGATGCGTCTAGCGTTGAGTACACTTCAGCAAACTTTGCTGGCGCTAACCAACACATTCGCGGATGGGTACAATTTACGGCGCTAGGCAACTTAGACTTTTTTGAAATGCTGATAGGCGGCAACAATACAGCGTTTTGGAATATTTTTAGAGGTGCTGGCTCTGCGGTAACGGGTGTCCCTACCTACCAAGGCGGTTGGTTTAATGCCATTGTTGACTATAACTCTGCAAATGACTCTGGCACTAAGCCTACCGGAAACATTAATGATGTTGGCTTTAGATTTCAGCGCAACGGCCAGCCAAGAAACGTTATTAACACGTTTGTGGATTATCTGCGTTATGGTGATGGTTATACACTTACCGGAGGTACTGTTGGCGACCCAATTACGTTTACAGAAACGTCTACAGTGGATAGCGCTTCAGCTTATGGAATTATTTTATCCGAGCAGGAAGTAAACTTTTGCTTTGGGAAAATAACTATTGGTTCGGGAGCAACAGCAACATATTTTAAGGCAGATAACGATGTGTTTATCTTTGCCGATGCCCCTGTAAATGCAAGTTTGTATGACATTATCGGGCAAGGTTCTGGCTGTACTGTAGATATTGCTAACAGCGTTATAAAAGGCGCTGGCGATACAGATACTACACGCTTTGATTTTACAATGAATAACGCCGATGTGACTCTTTTGTTGGCTGGTACGACGTTTGTGCGGGCTGGGATAATAACCCTTAAATCAGGACAAACTGCGTCAAATTGCATTTTCAACGACTGCACAAGTATTATTGGCAACGGCGCAGATTTTACAGGTTCAAGATTTTCAGATGCCCCATCCACAGAAGCCGTGGTTGTTTCAAACCTAGATCAAGTTGATTTATGTGACTTTACAAAAGGCGCTACAACTAGCCATGCAGTAGAGCTTACCAGTCTTGGTACGGGTTCAATGGATTGGTCGTGTACAACATCGGGATACGTTGTCGGTGCTACAGGTTCCCCAGCGTCAACTAGCAGTACAGGCAACGAAACAATATTTGTAAACGTTGGTTCTGGCACCCTAAACATTAACGTAGCTGCTGGTGCAACACTACCGTCAATACGGACAGCAGGCGCAACAGTTAATGTTGTTGCTGGGCAAGCTACCTTAACGGTTAGTGGAGTAATAAGTAACTCTGATGTGGTAATATACACCGCAGGCACAACAACCAAATTGCAAGACGATCAAGATATAACTGGGACGACTTCTACATATACGTATACGTTTTCTGCTGGAACTTTTATAGACATAAAAGTATACCGCGACGGCTACGTACCGTTCTTTGTTTACGGTTTTGAACTTGGCTCCACCAGCGCTACGTTACCTGTAGCGCAGCAATTAGACAGAAACTACGTTCCTTAAAGGGGGGAGCAGACAATGGCAAAAATTATAGACGGTGATGATCTGGTCGTAAACACCGAGATTACCATTAACACTACAGCGCGTACTTTTACGCTTAATGCCGCAGGTAACCTTGTCTATAAAGACGGCGTTACGTTACAGGCGCTTTACTCTAAGTTCATCAAACTGTGGGAAACGTCAGCGTATAACAGCTTCCCCTTTCCGATGTATGCAATCGACGCCAAATCAGGTCAGTTTGAATTTGGCTTTGACGGATCGCGGTTTAACGACTGGGGGCCAGCCGATGACGCTACGCGAGAAGCGTTACGTGATGGCGGTTGGAACGAATACCAAGCAGCGGGTACGCCTGATATTGCAGGTACTTCCGATACCGGTGATCTGGCCCGACGATATGTAGGTATCGTGTCTCTGGGTGAGTTTAACGCTGGAGGTCAGGCATACTACCAGATTGTTGACGGTGCTAACCCCGCAGATTTTGTATTTACTGATGAGCCTAACCAAGCAGTTCAGATATTAGGTGATGCCACAGTAGATGCCACAACAACTACTTTTGACAGTCAAACTTTCTTCAAGGCGTATATCCGCTCTCAAGGCTTTACGTTTGACGATTCCGTACTAGCGGATACTGGTCAGTTAGGAACAGGCGCTAATACGGTCAACGTACTGCTGTCTAACGCAACAGACCTAAACATCGTAAACACCGATGCGGAAATAACGGGAGCGCAATCAGCAACTTATGCCAATATCGACGTAGGTTACTTCACAACGTCCCAGCTTATCGACATTAACGATGCCGCTGACGATTTTGATTTCCGTATCATCATTGACGGTGACAACAAAACGCTTCAGCAAATATACACTAAGATTCAGTATTTGCTGCGTCAGACTGGGGACATAAACCAAGCAAACCTCGACACGCTTACCGACGCTGACGGCGCAAAGAGAGGTGACATTCAGAATACACTACTGCGTTTTGAGGGTGATAAGCTGATATGTTCGCAAAGTGTGTTTATCACCAACCTGCGACCTCAAGATCAAAACAACGTGGACTTCTTCGATCAAGGTGGTACGAAGCGCATCTTTGACTTCGCGGCAACTTTGCAGCTTAACTTTAACTCGTTCTTGCAGTCGGGTGGCGCTGGGTACTTCACAGCCTTCATTACGGACTCTACAAGCGGAGCCGACGACTACGGCACAGCTACGGCGATTGTCCTAGATGACAACACAGGCACTGACGTAACAGGTACGATTAATGCAGCATCGCTAACCTTCTCTATCGACTTTGATAACAACGTTCAAGGTGGTCGAGTTGACGCTGACGAAAACTCTGCCGACATTGACATAACGGTTATTGCGGGAAACATAGGCGTTGCGAAGCCGGTGGTAGCTACAGGCACTATTACAAGGTCTAAGTCAAACGTGGTAACGTTGACCGCTGAGCAGGATCGTGCTTACACGCCCTAATAGGAGCTAATAATGGCAGTCAACGATAGGAAGTTTACTCAAGTCCCCCCGCGTGCGGGGGGTGATCGAATAGCTATGACCCACACTGCCGAAGTGGGGTTTACCGGTGGCCCAGCGTCTTGGTCAATTGGAAGCATGTATACCATAGAGGGAAATGGTGGCCCCACTATGAGCGTCCATGTGCACGGCGTTCAAGGGTCTAACTCCCAAGGCGCAATAAGCGTTCACTACAGTAACGCCGACAGGTATAACGAAATTTCCCCCATAGCTGGACAAAGTATCAAAGACTCAAGTGGGGCTACAGTCGCAACCACTACTGCCGACATAAAAGACCTTTACCACCAAGCTAACAACATTATGGGGTTTGACAACCCTGAGTACGGCCTTGATGTTGATATTACTGGTTCTGCAAACATGCGTTTTGCAGAAGGGCTTCCTCAGTTAGATGCATGGGGCAAGTTGCGCGTCAGTGGCGGCACACAGCTAGGCGACTACGTGTTTGGTCAGGAAGCAGTTTTTACAGATAACTTTTCACCTGTAAAGCTGTCTGGAGGATACGCCACCTACAGTAACACTCGACACTCAGTAAAGATTGGCGTGGACAACACAGTTGATCCCACAAACGGATTTGCCTCATCATCATCGAATCAGTATCACCACTACGTAGCTGGCTCAAGCCATCTGTGGGCGGGAACCGCACTACTTAACTCCCCTGTGACTACGGGCAACACTCGACAGTGGGGCTTGTTTGACGCCAATAACGGGTTTATGTTTCGGGTGGGTACGGGCGGGGTAGACGCCGTTGACGCCACAGGTCTGTCTGTTGTGGTTCGATCCAGTATTCCATCTGCACCGCAGAAAGACACGATTGTTCCTCGCGCAGACTGGAACGGTGACAAGCTAGACGGCACTGGAGACAGTCAGGTTGTTCTTGACTTGTCAAAGGTAAACTTGTGGTGGATTGACATACAGTGGCATGGTGCTGGCCGAGTTCGTTTTGGTGTGTATGAGGACGGACAACGAGTTGTCTGCCACAGCTACTACCAAGGCAATGAATACGCACAGGCAATGAGTCAGACAGCCTCGTTACCCGCCTGTTTTTCAAACAAATCTACGGCTTTATCAGGAAGCAATCTCTATATTGAAACATGGTCAGCAGCAATATGGACAGAAAGTAACATAGACCTGAGAGCTTACGGTTCACCCGCCACTTACGCTTCACCACATACCTCGGTTACAGCAAACGTATCAGATAACTGGCAACGACTGTTTGCCTTGTCGCCCAGAGAGCTTCACGCCAATGGAGAGGTTAACCACACGCTATATGTTCCAACCTCTATCAGCGCTTACGCGTTTAATGATACTGGAGCGGCTGTAGGACAATTTGATGCGGCTGACGCAATCGTTGACCTGAAAATGGAGATTAACTCTGTTGATAACAGCAATGTATTTACTCCAATAGCGTCAACCAACGTAGAAATATCAACTGCTGGAACAAGTTTTGAAGGCGGCAAAATTATTCTGCAAGATATGTTTAAAGGGCGCTTTGATAGCATACTGACTGATACGTTTAATAACTTTCAGTACGGCGCGGTCAAAAACTTTCCTGATGACGGCGGCACGGTTGAGAACACGATAGCGACAATCTCTGCGGCATCGCCCGCAGTAATGACCACAACCGCCAGAATCAATGTCAGGGAGCCTATGACGGTAACATTCCCGTTCAATGCTGGGGGTTACACGATCACAGGAACTGACAACGCAAGCTACGATGATCTGGTTGTTTATGCTAAGCCGATTAGCGTCAACAGCGCAGAGCTTTACTCCGACGCTGGACTGACCACCCCTATATCTTTAGGCGCTGCCAATGGTGGCAACATTACAGGGTTCCAAGGCTCTAGGGTCGTCTGGAGCTTCTTTGCCAAGACAAGAACTGCCTATTACCCTAGTGCAAAAATCATGGTGGTCGTTAACTGGAAAGAAATACTCCAGTAGGAATAACACATGGCGTTATTGGTATGGACAGCGCACGGTGAAGAATGGCTTGACGGCGATAAAGTTAACTTCAACGGGCGTACTAAGGAAATTACAGTAAACTCTGATGTAACTACGTTAGATATTAGAGATGAACTGTACTCCGCTTGGGTTCGTTGGTTTGAGCGCGAAGAAAACCGCGCTTACCTACCCGCTATGCGTTTTACGGGGCTTGACGTAATTCCCGGTGGTTTTACAGGCGATAGCTACTTCTTAATAAACGGCTGGAAGTTACTGTACGACCCTCGCGTTGTTGCTGTAGCGGGGGTGTTGTTCTCAGACGATTTCTCTACTCCGTTTTACTTTGTAGCAGATAACTCTCCAGTATTCCCAGCGCAAGTAGCGGCTCTGGTCAACACGGTGACAACCACAGAAAATGTTTTAAGTGGCTCTCCTGAAACAATAGCGGCGGCAGTGAATGCTTTAACTCTTGAGCAGTTTATAGCTCTTAAGGATTAATCATGGCTAGTAAGAAAGACAAACCTATAGCTAAAACCACTGGCAAGGGCGGGAACTACCGTAAAACCAAAGCAGGCGCAGGAATGACTAAAAAGGGCGTAGCTGCCCATCGAAAAGCAAATCCCGGCTCTAAGCTAAAGACCGCTGTTACTGGTAAGGTAAAAGCAGGAAGCAAGGACGCAAAGCGCCGAAAGTCATACTGTGCTAGGTCTGCGGGGCAGATGAAACAGTTTCCCAAGGCCGCTAAAGACCCTAATTCTCGTTTGAGACAGGCTAGAAAAAGGTGGAAATGCTAATGAAAAGGTATTACAAAAAAGGTGGTACTGTTAAAGATGCCTGTTATAAAAAGGTCAAAGCGAATTACAAGGTGTTCCCTTCCGCTTATGCGTCAGGTGCTATTGCAAAGTGCCGAAAGGCGAAAGGCAAAGGGAAAAAGTAATGGCTGTGAGAAAGACCGAAAAGGGAGCAGCCCTGAAACGGTGGTTTAAAGAAGACTGGAAGGACGTTAAAACTGGAAAGTCATGTGGCCGTAAAAAAGGCGATGGCCGCAGCACGCCTTACTGTAGACCTTCCAAAAGAGTATCGTCAAAGACGCCCAAAACATCTTCTGAGATGACTTCTAGTGAGAAAAAAAGTAGAATTGCCCAGAAGAACAAGCTTGGGCAACCCGCCGGTAAGCCTAAACGTGTTAAACCGCTAAAGCGGAAAAGGAAGAAGACATGAAGAAATCAGGTTGTGGTAAAAAACCAGCTAGCAAAGGTTACCGTATGTCTCGCGGTGGCGGGGTTAAGCGCTATCAACGCGGAGGGGAAACCGATGTGGGCGCTAGGCCCGCTAAGCCTTCCCCTGAAGTAATGCAAGCAATGAAACAGCAGCGTTCCCAGAATGCAAAGGCTAAAACTGCTGGCGAGGCACAGTTGCGTAATAACAATTCAGCAACAATGTCTCCCAAAGAAATACAAAGTCTTAAGGCTCAACTTAAGCAGCAGTTAATGGATAAGCAAATGCGTGAAGCCGCAGCTAAGCCGCCTCAAAAACGCGGTTACAGCAATGGAGGTCGTGTTGCTGGAATGAGTCCTCAACACAAAAGAATGCTCATGCGAAAGCTAATGGGACGTTGATATGGCTACTTCTGGAACAACGGCGTTTAACTTAGACTTCACGGAGATAGCTGAAGAGGCTTGGGAACGTGCGGGTCGCGCTATGCGTAGCGGATATGACTTGAAAACCGCTCGTCGTTCTATGAATTTGATGACTATTGAGTGGCAGAACCGTGGAATCAATATGTGGACTATTGATTCTGGCACATTAGCGCTAACGTCAGGGGTAGCAGAATATGATCTCGCTGCTGATGTTATTGACGTAATGGATCATGTTGTGCGACGAGGCTCTGGACAGAATCAAAGTGACGTAACTATCAATAGAATCAGCGCTAGCAGCTACGCTTCCATTCCGAATAAGAATGTAGAGGGTCGCCCTATTCAATTATGGGTTCGTCGCCTTCGTGATAACCCTAAAATAGTGGTATGGCCTATTCCAAACGACGATTCTTATACCTTCGCATACTGGTATCTACGTAGGATTGAAGATTCTGGCAGTGGCGTTGAGACTGCTGACGCAAACTTTAGATTTCTCCCGGCACTTGTTTCTGGTTTAGCCTATTACATTAGTATGAAAGACCCTGATTTGTTTCCACGCAGTCAAATGCTTCAAGCTGAGTACGAAAAACAGTTTCAACTAGCAGCGGAACAAGACAGAGAGAAGGCTACCTTTAGGTTGGTTCCTGCTCGTGGGTAAAATTTACGCTTCGACTAAGCGAGCGTTAGCTGAATGTGATCGTTGCGGCTTTCGTTACAAGCTAAAAGACTTAAGAAAGCTAGTTATAAAAGGTAAAGACACAAATACCAAGGTTTGTAGCGAGTGCTGGGAGAAAGATCACCCTCAGCGTCATTTGGGGGAAACACCAATCTACGATCCGCAAGCTATTCGTGACCCAAGGCCCGACTATGCAGGTTACGCGGCAAGTCGAGCGCATATTATTGTTGTTAACAGTAATAAAATAGCAACGGCAATGTTTTTAAACTCAGTAACAGTGCAAACAACATAGGTATATTATGAAAAAGTCGTCTAAAAAGTGTTCCCATTGTGGAAGTAGCAAGTGTTCATGTAAAAAAATGAAGACAGGTGGCGTAGTAATGCGTGGCGCTGGCGCTGCTAAACGAGGAAAAACATGCCGTGGGCCAATGGCATAAGGTATTCTTATGAATTATTCCGAACTGATTGATAATATTCAAGATATTACTGAAAACACGTATACCGCTGCTCAGTTGGCGTTGTTTACACAACAGTCTGAGCAATTTCTGCACGAATCTGTACAGATTCCCGCTTTACGTAAAAATCAGTTAGGTAATTTAACGCAAAATAACTCGTATTTGTCCCTTCCTACTGATTTTCTATATTTGTATAGCGTCTCAGTGATAAACGGGTCGGGTGATACTAATTTTTTGTTGTTTAAAGACGTTAACTTTATAAGAGAGGCTTACCCGAATGCAACTAGCGTGGGAGTTCCTAAGCATTACGGCATTTTTGACGAAGATTCTCTTATTGTTGGCCCCACTCCCGATTCTAACTATTCAGTGGAGCTTCATTACGGCTATAGGCCCGCTTCCATTGTAACGGCAGGTACATCTTGGATTGGCGATAACTTTGATAATGCCCTGCTTAATTGTTGTCTTGTGGAAGCTGCTAGGTTTATGAAATCTGACCCCGATACAGTTGCTATGTATCAGCAAATGCGTGATCAATCAGTTTTGATGCTAAAATCTTTAGGTGATGGTAAGCTACGGCAGGACACTTATCGTTTTGGTGAAACCGTAGCAAGCATTGTCTAATAGGGGGCTGTAATGGCAATAGTACAATCCATGTGTGCGTCGTTTAAACAAGAGTTGTTTGGTGGCATTCACGATCTTGACACAGACCAGCTTAAAATGGCGCTTTACCTTGATAGTGCATCATTAAGTTCTACCACTACTGTCTATATAACTAGCGGCGAGACTTCAGGCACAAATTACACCGCTGGGGGTAACAATATAACCAATGTTGTTATTTCGTTAACTGGAAACACAGCGTTTATTGACTTCGATGATGTTGTTTTTAGCAACGTAAGTCTTACGGCAAGGGGCGCATTGATTTATAACTCTAGTAAAGCTAACCGTGCCGTTGCTGTTTTAAACTTTGGCGAAGATAAAACTTCAACCACAGGCGATTTTTCAGTTCAATTGCCCACAGGGGACGCTGCCAGCGCCATTATTAGGATAGTTTAATGCCTTTTGCTCTAGCGGATCGGGTTCAGGAAACCACAACCTCAACCGGAACGGGAGCGGTTACTCTAGCCGGTGCGGCAGCAAATTTCGTCACCTTTGGTTCAGTTTTGTCAAATGGTGACACTACTTTCTACGTTATTGTTGATAACTTTAATAATGCGTGGGAAGTTGGAGTTGGAACGTACAACGCCTCAACCTTAAGTCGCACTACAGTTAAGGCTTCCAGTAATGGAGGCAGCTTAGTTAATTTCGCCAGTGGCGTAAAAAATGTGTTTGTAGACCTCCCCGCTGATGAAGCGCAAGCTTTAATTACAGATGGGTTAACTACATCTACTGCATTTGGCGGTGACGTTTCAGGTGCTTATAACGCCATTGTAGTAGCTGACGACAGCCATAATCATATAATTGCTAACGTAGATGGACTGCAAACCGCTCTTAATGGCAAACAGCCTACGGGTAACTATCTAACCACATCTACTGCATTTGGCGGTGACGTAAGTGGTACTTATAACGCCATTGTAGTAGCTGACGACAGCCATACTCACGCTTTTAACAACCTAACAAGTAAAACGGCGGGGACTGGGGATTATTTAACTACCGGTGATTTTGGGTCTGGTGAAAACTCTGGTGGCGTAGCAATGACCGTTAACGATGGTTATGGTAATGCCAACTTAACGTTTAACCACCGAAACGGAACGCCTGATAATACAAGCGTAACGCAATCTGCTTGCCGCATAGAAGCTACTACGGATTCAAATACAGGCTCTCTCAGCTTTGAGATAAGTAACAGTACAATACAAGACACTCCTGTTGCCTTAACTCAAGTCATGTATATGTCAACGTTGCTGATAAACGCCAAGGTCAATCTAAACGCTGAAGCAGGCTTGGACGTAACTGGAAATATTACTGTAACGGGCACTGTGGACGGTGTAGATATTGGAACAAACGCCCCAAACTGGAACGCAGCCTATAACGACAAAATAAACTCTGTTGGCTGGACTAGCTCTAATTATACATTGACGCTCACTCAACAAGACGCAGGTACTCTTACTCAAGTAATTGATACGTGGGACAACGTTGTTCTTGGTGGTAGTGGCACCATTGGGGGAAATACTTGGGCTAACGGAACGTTCCACCTTGGCTCTGGCACTAGCGGTTGGGCAATGGATGCCAATGAGTTCTACAACTCAGGTGCGGGAATTATTGGAACATTGGCTAGTACTTTGACGTTAAATCCCTCAACAAGTACTACAACTAGCAAGCCGATTCTTCTTGGCAGTACTGTAACTCTTTCAGGACTTTCAGCACAAGCTTCAGAAGCCACAGCATTGATGATTAACGGTTCCAATGTTGTAGGAACGCGTGAACTTGGTTCTAATGCTTTTACTTCTACGGCGTACTATCCAGATAGCAACCCAGACGGGTACAACAACTACGTACACCCTGTTGCTGCTGGCGATGATATTAATATAGATACAGGTGCGTTAACTGGCGCAACTGTTATTAGTGACCTTGATTTTAATATTACGACAAACACGTTAGGTCACGTAACAGATGCTAATGGTACTGTCGCTACTAGAAACTTAACCTTAGCTAACCTTGGTTATACAGGCGCGACTAACGCAAACAACTACGTACACCCTGTTGCTGCTGGCGATGATATTAATATAGATACAGGTGCGTTAACTGGCGCAACTGTTATTAGTGACCTTGATTTTAATATTACGACAAACACGTTAGGTCACGTAACAGATGCTAATGGTACTGTCGCTACTAGAACTCTAACCCCCGATAATATTGGCGCAACAGGGTTACAGCCAACAGCAAGAGGTATGGGGTGGGAAGGAACCTACGGTGCGGCCAGCGCTGCTATAGCTGAAAATGCTATAACTTGGGATAACACAGAAAAGTGTCTCGCTATCAAGTCAAATCAAGGAGATACCGCTCTTGCAGGGGCTTATCGCGCTGTGTATGCAGAGGCGGGAGCTACCGTAAGATGGACTGTTACTTTAAAGGGCTCCGCTGCTGACGCTGATGGATTGTATTTAAGACTGTATGGTTACTCAGGCACAGTTTTACCCGATGGAAAGACGCACGTATCTAATAGCTCTACAAACGGTTCACCTTTTGTACAAGAAGATACAACGTCAGATACAGGTTGGTATGAAAACGGTGCTGTGCCTTCTGCTTGGACTACCTTTGAACGTAGTTGGACAGTCCCAGCCACGGGTTACTACTCTCTTGTCATCTTAAACTGGTCAGGTTTTGCAGGGACAATATACGTTAGGCAACCAGACGTATCCTTAGTTAAACCGGCTACGGCGGTTCTTGCTGACACTGCCACAACAGCAACATCTGCCACAACAGCAGCAACGTGTACTGGTAACTCAGCGACAGCCTCTAAGGTAACGCATTCTTTTGGCAGAGCTGATGCGGCGACCTACCCTGTGCTCTGGGGTACGGCTACCTCTACTACGCAAGCTTTTTCGTGCGCTGCGGTGAAGATTAAGTCATCTACTGCTGAGGTTCAGGCAGACAGGTTTCTTATAAACAATGGAGGCACTTTCTTTAGTGATGCGTCGGGGCGTATTGCTACAACTGCGGATTTTTATGTTCAGGCTAGTTCTGGTAATACCTACCTGTACTCAACTAATACTTATCTAGGTAATACTAGCGGAGATAGCATACGTTGCAGAGGCAACACTATTTCAGGCAATAGTTGGAGTATGACCGGTGCAGGTGCACTTAGCACTGTTAGCGCGACTCTTACAGGTGCGCTTACTGGAAGAGTTTGTACCACTGCAACTTTTACTAGTGCTAATGATGCAGGTTCTATTTCTATTAGAGGTGACGCTACTAAACCGGCTGTTATGTCTTTTCATAGAGTCGGAACCTATGCAGTTAACTTTGGTTTGGATACTGATAACCACTTAAAGATGGGTGGTTGGACGGCTACTTCAATCAAGCATACTTGGCAAAACAACGGTGACTATTTAGCGGTTGGTAATATCACAGCATATTCTTCAGATAAAAGATTGAAGGAAAATATTGTAAATATACCTAATGCCTTAGATAAAGTAATGAGCTTGAACGGGGTAACTTTTGACTGGAAAGAAGAAAAAGTTAAATCTCTAGGATTTGAACCTTCAATAATGGTTAATGAAATAGGTGTATTGGCCCAAGAAATAGAAGCTGTCATTCCTCAAGCAACTGCACCCGCTCCTTTTGATTTAATAAATGTAGATGGAAAACAAGAGTCAAAATCTGGAGAAGATTACTTAACTGTACAATACGAAAAAATTGTACCTCTACTCATCGAAGCAATCAAAGAGCAACAGGAACAAATTGAAGAACTTAAAGATATGGTTAGTAAGCTTACACAATGTTAGGCACTTCGCCATTTTCGTTTGACCCGCTTTCAAGTCTAGATGGAACTGGGCGTGCCTTTCTTTCTGGAGTTGATGCCTCTTTATTCTTAAACTCAACCCTTGTTGCCGCTAATAGTAAAAGCACTCTAGTTGGGCAAACCTTAACCCTAACTTTGGGCGATGAAAGTGCATTCGCAGAATCGCGGTCTATTGTCACCGGACAGCAACTTACTTTATCACTAGAAAATGTTTCTATCATTGGTGAGGTTGATGTTACTATTAACAGTATAGTAGCAAACATAATTATTGGTAATTACAACCTTTCAGCTAATTCATTAACATCTACTACTGGTTTCACCCTTGTCCCCTCAATAGGCAGCGTGGACTTCTGGACAGCGGTGTTGGATGACCAATTAGGGTCTTTTACCGAAGTTGATGACTCGCAGATAGCAGCGTGGGCTGAAGAATTAGCTAATCAAGGCTCTGTTTACAGTGCTGTTTTTGATAATCAAACAGCGGAATGGGCGCTAAAAAACACAAGTCAAACAGGTAGTTTTACTCCAATATTACCCCCTTCATCTACGTGGCAGAGTGTTATACAGGGTCAATCAAGTAGCTATTCAGTTGTAAATCAGGAGCAAAATGGAGCTTGGCATAGTATACTAGAATCAAATTCTGCTAACTACTCCCAAGTAAATGACGCACAGGGCGGGGTCTGGGCTGAAGCTTTTTCAAGCCAAAGTGCACAATACAGTGATGTTGATAAGGATTGATGGAGTTATAAATGACTACCAATACAACTAATTTAGGTATTCAGAAACCTGCTGACGGTTCCCAATCAGGCGTATGGGGGCAGACCGTTAATACCAACATGGACTTAATTGATCAAGCCGTGTCGGGTGTACTGGTAAAGACTTTAACAGATACAGGTTCTCAAGGCTCACCAAATGAACTTCCTATTCAAGACGACACTATTTCGGATGGCCGCAACGCTTATATAGAGTTCACTGACGCGGGGGATTTAGGTAGTGTCGTTTATGTGCAGCTTACTCCCGCTTCGGTAGAAAAAGTCGCTCACTTTAAAAACAACCTTACTACTCAAGACATTATTCTTTTTCAAGGCGTTTATGGGCAAGGCGCTGTTTACACTTTGCGTAACGGAAGTAATGCCGTCGTTAGGTTTAACGGCACAGGTAACACCTCAAACGTATCTGATGTAAACCAAAGTCTTGATGTGACTGCCTTAACAGTGGCGGGTAACCGCGCTTTGACTGTGGCTGATGAGGGGACTGGTAACGGACTAGATGCCGACACCGTTGACGGCCTAGAAGCTAGTTCTTTTCAACTTGCAGCTTCTGCTTTAACCACAGCTACTGCTTTTGGCGGTGACGTTTCAGGTACTTATGACAATCTGCAAGTAACAAACAATAGCCACAATCACGATGACAGGTACTTTACTGAGTCTCAGATTGATGACTTCTTTAACGGTACAACGCCTAAAACCGGTTACAACAATGCTAATTGGGATGCAGCATATAACAACACAATAACTTCATCTAGCTTTGTTAATGGTGACCTTACCCTAACTCAACAAGATGCAGGGACGGTAGTTACAAACCTAGACGGAAGATACTCGCAGACTGACACCAATACTACTGATTTTCTGTTAGCAACTAACCTTGATTCTGGTTTTCAAATTGATGCGGGTGATGAAATTCGCTTCAACACCTCCGGTAGTGCCGTTGTCACGCAAACCAATGGCACAGTAACTATATATGCGGATCAAAACGTCAACACCACTGACTTTCAAGCAAAAGTTGCAAGTGAAGGAACAGGCACGACCATTAATGCTAACGATGTTCTGGAGTTTGAAGAAGCAGGAGCTACGTCGATTAGCCGTGTTGGTAATACGTTTACAATAAGCTCCACTGACACCAACACTGATACTAACGATTACGTTAATTCCGTGGCATTCAATTCAACTACGGGTGACCTAACGTTAGGTCGTACTGGCGCACTTGCCAACTTGACGCAAAGCCTTGACGGGCGGTATTTGTTAATAGCCAACGATGCCAACGACAATGATTTTGTAACCGGCGGTAGTTTTAATACGTCTACTGGTGATCTTACGCTTACTGGTACTGGTGGTGCGGGTGCTACGGTTAACCTAGACAATCGTTACCTAACTAGCGTTGGCGCAGACACCAACGACTACGTAAGCAGCGCTTCCTTTAATTCGACTGATGGAAACGTAACACTAGGCCGAACAGGTACTAGCTCTTTAAGTAATATTGTTTTTAGCATGGACGGAAGGTATTTACCAATTTCGTCTTACAGTGACACTAATGACTATACTGACACCGTAGCTTTTAATACGGGTACAGGCGTTCTTACTTTAGGCCGAACAGGTGCGTTAGCTGACTTAACAGTAAACCTTGATGGTCGTTACGCTTCTACCGATACTAACCAATACGTTACAAGTGCTACGTTTGACGATACAAACGGCAATCTAACACTTACTCGTGGGGGAACCAGTAGCCTTAGTGACGTAGTTGTTAACTTAGATGATCGCTACCTTATAAGTGCACCGAATGCCATTGACTACATAAATGGCGCTTCTTTTAACACTACTACGGGTTTGCTATCGCTTACAGGTGTAGGTAACGCAGGGGCTAGTGTTAACCTAGATAATAGGTATGTGCAAACAGACACTAACACTACGGACTTCAATGTAAAGGCTAACTCAGGTACTACAACAAACATATCAGCGGGAGAAACTGTAACCTTCCAAGAAGGTGGCGCTACGACTATTTCCCGTTCAGGTAATATCTTTACAATAAGTTCAACTGACACTAATACCAATAGCGTTGACTATATAAACGGCGCTTCCTTTAACACTACTACGGGTGTTATAAGTCTTACAGGTGTAGGTAACGCAGGGGCTACTGTAGATATTGATGGGCGTCATGCTTTAAACACGATAGACTTAGCCGCAGGTAACGGCCTTACAGGTGGAGGTAATTTAACAACTAACCGAACCTTTAACGTAGGAGCGGGTACGGGTATATCGGTAGCTTCTGACACCGTAGGATTGGCAAGCGATCAGCGACTTGGTTCAGGACTTAGTATCTACGCTGGCGGTGCCGACACTTATGTGCGCTATCAAGATGGCGCTACGGCTTACCATCGTCTTTATGTAAATGGCGATGAGGGCGCAAGACTTACGGGAACAGGCTCTAATGAGGCGTCTTGGGACGTAGACGGAAACATCACTGCATATACAGCGGCTTTTACCTCAGATGCCAAGTTTAAAAACGAAGTTAATACGCTAAAAGGCTCATTAGAAACAGTGCAGTCTTTACGCGGCGTAAGTTTTACTTGGAATGACCAGAGCAAGTTGAGTGGCAAAAAAGATATTGGGCTGATAGCGCAAGAGGTAAAATCTGTATTGCCCGAGCTTGTCAGAGAGACAGAAACTTTTGGCGCTGAAGATGAAACGCATTTGACGGTAGACTATGCCAAAATGGTCGCTGTATTGATCGAAGCGGTTAAAGAATTGAGTGCAGAGGTTAAGGCACTTAAGGAGAGCAAGTAATGGCCTTACCTAATGCCGGTGTGCCTTTAAGCTTAGACGATATTCACGTTGAGATATTGGGTACAACTGGAACACAGGTTAGTCTAAACGACACTGATGTTAGGGCGCTAATTAGCTCTACTGTGGGGACGCAAGTTAGCATAAGTGATTATTATGGGGCATCGTATAATGAATTTGCTGGTTTGATTGGCGCAAGCGATACTGGTGATTCGTTTCTGTATGGGTTTCAAACGCTAAACACAGGAACTAATACTGTTTTAGGGTCTGAGGCTTTACACACCTTTAACAATATGCGGGAGTCTACTCAATCAGATATGGATGCTTTGGTCGCTTCTGGACAAAGCTCACCAAACAATACCTACCACCACATCCCCGGCTGGAAAAGAAAAGGCTCTTGGACACACCCCAGTGAAAGTACTACTGGGTATAACTTGACAAGTAATTCGGGTGGTTGGAGTTATACGCCAACAGGAATTAGCGCCAGTACTAGGGTTGTTACCATTTTAGAGTACCGAATTTACTGTAGAAACACAAACGACACTTCTGCCACCAATAGATTTGAAGATCACAATGGACTTGCTTTAGGGTGGGACGGCCTTAACTTTGGCGGCACTACTAGCTCAAATGATAGGAACCGAATGTTTAGTTTTGAATTTAACGCAACAGACGTAAATAGGGGTAGAGCTTTCAACGGCAACTATTCAGACAAAAACAACATACTAAACACAAGGACTACCGGACGCTCAACACTTACTATGATGAGAGCCGATACATTAAACGGCTTGTATGACGTTCATTATTCTAATAACGGAGGAAGTGTTGTAAACGCTACTACGGGTTCAGCTAATATTATAACGCCAACAGCTTGGGCGTTACACCATCTTAATTCAGAAGAAATTAGTACGTTAGGGGGAACCTTTGGAACCTGTAACCAACATTCTCTATGTCAGGGTTTTTTATACGTAGATCGCCAAATATCTACAACTGAAATGGCAAATGTTTCAAGCTGGTTATATAACAATTCGGGAGTTCCAAACCACACTGACGAAACTCAATACATAAAGCCATAATTGAGGCAAGAAAATGATTTCATACGAAGTTACTAAAGCAGAACCTAAAGGAAAGTTTATTCAAGTCAAGTATTCTAAAGACGGGGAGCTTGACTACTACAAAAACTTTCGGACTACTGATTTTTCCAACGACAACATTATGCAGCTAGTTAGTTCTGGTCAGGTGGAAGCTCAAAACCATTGGAACTCTACAAATTCGCTGCCGGGTTCAGTAGATATTTCTGGTTTATCTGGTTCTTTGAAAACAATTATTACGACACCTCAACCTCAGTTTGACGACACTACGGAAACATTAGAGAAAACAGTAGTAGAAACCGACGATTCCATCACTTATGGCTGGAGTATTCGTCCTAAAACACAAGCAGAGCTAGATTTTGATGTTGGCATTTTTAGAGCAACAACTTCTACGTCCATGCGCCAAGCACGACTAGCTTTGAAGCAGCAGGGGCTGTTGGCAACAGTGCAATCAAACATAGACTCTTTGCCAGAAGAAGCACAAATTGAATGGGAATATGCAACTACGGTTGATCGCCCATCGGCTCTTGTCGCTACGCTGGGGGCAGCACTTGGGCTTACGGAGGATCAGCTTGATGACCTTTTCAAGCTTGCAGTCACTCTTTAATTACATCGTTCGTGTGGGCGATGCGCTGTCACAGCTAATTAATGTGGTTGTGTTTCTAAGCGATAACCC